GTCTCCATAATCATTCCAATAAATTTCATATGGATTTCCTAAGTAATTAATATTACCCTCTACACTCCTAGTATGATAGTGTCCAGATAATACCTTCTTAAAATGTTTATATAGATTCTTATCAGCGCCATGTTCCATTATACAATGAAGATTGGCAGCAAAACCTTTAAGTTCAAGATGTCCCATAGCAACTGGACATTTTGATTTTGCTATTTTCTTATATGTACTTTCTTCGTTTTCAGAATTAATCCATGGAATAAATGCTATATCCAAACCACCGATATTTAATTCCTCATATTCACTGACAACATGGATATTATCGTACTCTCGTAATAATAATTCGCAAGTGTTAACTCTGTTAGTATTCTTATAATAGGCGGTGTGATTACCGACAACACATGTAAGATTAATCCCCCTATCGCGTAGTAGTTGGAAATAGTTGTCTTTAGCCCACCTGAGTGCAGAATAATTAATGCCTGTACGGTTATCAAAAGTATCACCCATATCAATACAAACGGAGATGCTATTATCATCCAGATATGGGAAAAAGACTTCATCATAGAACTTTTGGAAGAAGTCATGAAATAATTTAGAGTTCTTACGGGCGCCAAAATGTTGATCGGTAATAATGGCGATTTTCATCTCATCTTCGATCTAACATTATCCTTAATAGAATTGTACTCTGATCTCTCGTTACTTGTCAACTCCCCATCAGATACAAATACTTGTTCGAATCCAGTCTTTTCAATAATCTTCTCTTTAATCTCCAATTGTTTCTTTTCTTTCTGAATCCGTCTCAAGAAAGCATAATGAACAATCTGAGTGAAATAAGCAAATGGATTCTGAGATTTCTCAGGATTAAAGTTGTTTATATATTGAACACAATTCTCAATACCATCACAAATCATATCATCCTTGAACATATAGTTCACGAAATTTGGTTTGTAAGATAAATGGGTTGCAATCTTTAAAAAACAATCACCAATATAATTGGATATTCTAGGTCTTCCAATACCTTTTGCGTCAGCAACAGCAACTTGACTTTTATAATCTATAATAGCAGCCAAGAACTCTTTATTATTGACATAATGTTCTGACTTTTTTCTACGTGCAGCCATATTATAATGTCTTCAACATAAAGTAATCTTATCAAATAAATCAATTCTTGACAAGTCCCTATAATATCGATATAATAACCTTTGTGGAGGTGCAAGGAAATTAAGCTTAAGCTTCTTCATTATTACTATTAGTCTTTTCATTTAACTTAAACATCTTTTCTAGATGACTTCTGGCTTCTTTTACAGAAGATATATATCCCATATCTCTAGACATCTTAGCATCTTTATGTCTCTTTCTATGAAGAGTTTTCATATGATGGTTTCTAACGAAGTTTTCATATAGTTCAATACATTCTTCATCTTTTGATTCGGATATAGTTATAACTTTATCCATAGTAACCATGAATAGATCTTCTCTACCAAATTTCATCCATGGTTCCAATCTGAATCCTATTGCTAAGTCAGTATTTGGTGCTTTAACAGTTGCTAGTATTACGGGGTTTGAAAGTAATAGAAAAGTACGTGTTTCCTCTTCACTTACGGATACTTTAGCGAATAGTTCTTCTCCGGTTATTAGTTTTATATGTGAATAAAAATCTTCTTCTATCATTTCCTTAAATTTACAGTGATTATGTCATAATTAAAATTCTCTTGATTGTAAATTTTAATTCTTTCTATTAGATGGTTCAATGTATAATTCTTTTTCGACTTATACGTGATATCATCACCTATGTCATAAAGAGTGGCTTCTTTTTTGTTGTTTCCTTTTCTGAGAACACGTCCGATGGATTGTAGGTTTCGGATTCGGGATTTGGAGGGGGAAGCAAACACAACATTATGAAGATTGCGAATATTAATGCCCGTTGAAAAAGTCCCGTAAGATGCGACAATAATTGCGTTGGATTCATTTTCAGTTATAGACCGAACTTCTTCCCGTTCTTGGGCATCAACGCCACCATGCACAAAAAATGATTTTCTATCGGTGGCTTTACGACTATTTATTAAATCATAAATTGGTTCTCCATGTGTAGAAACTCGACTATAAAGAACCAATGTATTTCCTTTTAGATCTAAAACTAAATTTGTAATAAAGTTATTTCTCTTTTCATGTGTAATAAGATATTGAACTTCATCTTCATAGGTTTCAAATTTTTCTGGATTATGTTTTAAAACAATACATCTTATATCCAATTTGGAAAGATATCCTTTCTCTTGAAGTTCTGTTGTTCTAATGATCTTATATGCTGGACCAAACAGTCCTTCTAAGACCCATTTATGGGTCTGTGTGCCGTCTAAAGTTCCGGTGAATCCAAATCTATGTTTTGCATGATGCAACTTAGTCATGATCTGTATTAAGGATTTTGACTTGAATAGATGGGCTTCATCTCCCATCACAACCTCATATTTCTCAAACCACTTTCTGGAAAGTTTATAGATAGATTGCCACGTAGTTATTGTAATTGGACGATCATCATCTTTCTCGCGGCCTGCATAAATCCGGTGACAATACCTCCCCGCATTCCAACCATACTCTTCAAAGTCCTTGTACATCTGCTCTACTAGGGATGTCGTGGGAACAACTACAAGAATTTTTTTATCTTGGGCTACATAATATCTGGCTAGAGAATAAATCATCAAAGATTTGCCAGAAGCAGTCGGTGATATCAGTAGCCTTCTATTATGTCTTAGTGCATCGTATACTCCCTCAATTTGGTATTCACGTGGATTATGACGGGATATAGATTTCATATAATCTTTAACCCCTTCTTTTGAAATACTTTCATTTACTTCAAAAGGAGATCCGAAATATTTGTTATCTAAAAACTTATACTCATATCCATATTGTTTACAAAATTGAGCAACTTTGTCAAGCAATCCAACATAGATTTCTCCTGTAGCAGTAGAGAATAATCGTATCTTGCCATCCCAATACTTATTCCTATACTGAGGCATAAACTTAGCCCCAGGCACTTCAAAAGTGAAGTGATCAGATAATTCTTGATATATGTGAGGTTCTGCCTGTATTCTTAGAAAGACTTCATTCTTTTTTTCAATCTTAAGATCAACCATATCCACTAATAAATTTCTGCCACTCGATAGCATTCTTAACCTGATATGTCCTGTTAGATATCTGTTTAAGAATACTCTCAATATAATTTATCATAGTTTCATAATACTCTATTTTCAGAGATATCTCTGACAATTTCTCATCAGCGTCAAGATATTTCTGCATAGTATCTTTATCCCTTATCTTTTTGGGAAAGGGATCTTTTACATACACTTCTGGATCTGCTTTACCAGAAAAGTATTCATATCTTTCATGTCTAATATTTTTTCTTTGTTGTTCTGCTTTCTTCTTCAACAACAAGATATTATTAAACATTTCATGATATTTAGCATGTAACGAAGGAATTTTTAATGATTCATCGTGGAGATTGTCTTTATCTATTAAAGAATCTTTCTCCCACATAGATTGAATCGTTTCAAGATTCATACAAAGGTTGGCCATACACATCAACTATTTCATAAAGAGTAAATTTAAATGTTACTTGAGCTGTGAAATATGCAGTATCATCTTCAGTAGCATCGAAATCCATACCAGTCATGGCAACTGGAAATAGATCACTAAATTTCACCATAAACTTGGCGTTTTGGGAACTATTCAAAATAGAAAGAGTTCCATCAGAAGTATTATAATCAGGATTGTCTGTCTCCTGATCTTCAAATTTCATTGCTCCAGAAGTAAGTTTTAATGCTTCCGCAACAGACTCTGGATAACCAAGTCCTCTCATCCATTTTTGAATCTCCATGAGATTCTCTAGATTTTCATCGATTAAAAATCTCAATGTAAAATCTTCAAAATCTAAACGATCACCAGGTCTGGGAATATCATTTAGATATGTTGGTTGAACTGCAACAGGAAGACTTAATCCAGGAATATTACAGCTATTAGAAAAGAAATCTACCTTTGGGCATTTAGCTAGATTGAACTTAAAACTGGTGGCAGATAAAAAATTTCTATTTCCAATCTGTTTATTATATGGATTTCTGGCCATGTTATAAGTGTGGATCCATCAATTGTATTTATAACCACTTAATGATCTTCTACTCTCCTCCGCCCCCGTTACCATTTCCACCGTTGCCGTTACCACCATTACCGTTCCCATGGCTACCATTACCGTTCCCATTACCATTAGAGCCATTCTTTGAA